GCTTATTGACTTAGTTATAATTACATCTATTTTTCCAGCCTTACAATCCTCAATCATTTTATTAAACTGTTCTCTCTTTTTAGTATTAGTTCCTGAAATCCCCTCATCGGCATATACTTTTACCATCTCATATTCAGAACTATTATTTATAAAAGTAGTGTAATAATTAACCTGTGCCTCATAGCTTGATAACTGTTCTAATTGGTCTGTTGACACTCTGCAGTATGCCGCCATTTTCTTTTTCTGTGGTTCTAAGTTCTGTGCTAGATTCGTTCTGTTTGCTCTTGCTGGTATAACTGTAATGTTTCTTGCCATTTCTAAATTCCTCCCTCACACTAATTTCTTCCTTTATATTAAGCCTGCTAACAATTTCATCATCAATACTAGTTCCGCTGCAAGCCTCTTTTCCATTTTTAATATAATTGCTACATTGCCACACTATCTTCTTGCAATTTAATTTGCTGTTCCAAGTTCTTCTCCTTAAGGTAGAACCGCACTTGCTGCAGTAGAGCATTCCTGTTAGTGGATACCTCTTTGTGTACTTATCTGTATCTCCGGCAACATTACCTTTAGCTTCAGCTTTTCTTTTTATTTCTTCTTGAACCTGTTCCCACATCTCTCTTGAAATAATAGCTGGATGGTCATCTTCTATATAGTAACTATTAAGCTGTCCTCTGTTTCTTACAGATCGCTTTTTTAAATGGTCTGGAGTGTAGTATTTCTGTAGGATTGTATCTCCTTTATACTTCTCATTCTTTAAAATTCCTAGAATAGTAGTATCATGCCATTTCCCTTTTCCTATTGTAGCAATACATTCTGCATTAAGTTCCTTTGCAATAGTAAAACTTCCTTTGCCCCTTAGGTATTCATTAAAAATTCTTCTTACCACCTCAGCCTCATTAGGGTTTATAACTAAATCTCCATATTCATCCTTGTCATATCCTAAGAATCTTGTAGTGTTTATAATTAATTCTCCTCTCTCAAATTTCTTTCTTGCCATCCATTTAAGATTGTCACTCACGTTTTTACTTTCTTCCTGTGCAAAAGAAGAGAGGACGGCAAGCATCAACTCACCGTCCCCTGACATTGTTTCTATATTTTCTTTTTCAAACCTAACTTCTACACCTATATCCTTTAATCCTCTTACAGTTTCTAAAACTATAGTAGTATTCCTTGCAAATCTTGAGATAGATTTTGTTATTATTAAATCAACTTTTCGTTCCCTTGCAAGCCCCAGCATTCTCTGAAACTCTGGCCTATTTTCAGTAGTTCCTGTTATACCTCTATCTGCGAACACTCCTGCAAACTCATAATCTGAATTATTTAAAATGATATTTTCATAGTATTGTATTTGATTTTCTAGAGATTCTCCTTGCTTGTCATTATCGGTTGATACTCTAGCATATGCGCAAACTTTTTTCTTTGTATTCTGTACCTTCTTTATTGGTTCTATAATCCTTACACGCACTCTTATTACTCCTTTCTATCAAATTGTTACTACTATATATCACTCTGAAGGTGATAGAAGTCAAGTTATATATAATAGGAAGGAATTCACTCTTAATCCCTGTTAAACTTTAACTTCTGAAGTGTGTTTATTTGTTATTAGCATTAAACATCCCAACTGTAGTTTTAATGATATTATAAATGTCTTCATCAGTAAGTCCTGTACACTTTGCAGCTATTTCTTCAGCTGCAGTTGTATGCTTTGTTACTGCGTCCCATGCAAGTTCTTTTCCAAGCTGTTCTACTTTGTACACTATATCCTGTGCCTCCTGTTTTGTATGATTATATTCATCTTGTCCAATATTAGCTTTCAAAGCTTCTTGCTGCTGATTTATAAATTCTAGTTGCTTATTATAAAATGAATTTTTATCGTCTTTCATTTTCTTTAGTAAAGCTGTTCCATAGCTTACTATTCCTGTGATAGCTAAATACAATACATACGAAATAACATAATTTTTATCTAACATTTTTCATCCCTCCAACTACTTTAATAATGCTGCAAGAGTAAGTTGCCCAACAGTTCCATCTGGTGTTAATCCGTTTTTACTTTGGAAGTTTTGAATTGCTGCTAAAGTATAGTATCCAAAGTTCCCATCAACTCCAGACGTCCCTAAGTTAAAACCTAAATTTATTAATCTTTGCTGAATCCATTTTACAAGTTCACCAGAACTACCTTTTAATATTGTTGTGATTTTAGCTATAGCGCTATCTGTTGATGTTCCACTAATTCCATCTTCACTTAACTTGTTACCATTTTTATCTGTAATACCTGCTAAATTGGAAGCATGCTGAAATGACTTTATTACAGGATTACAGGATATTTGTGCTACTTTTGAATTTAAACAGTTAAAGGTTTCAGTTCCAGCTAAACCATCTTGCTGAAGTTTATTATCCTGCTGAAATTTATAAACTACATTCTTTGTTTCCTTACCGTAAACACCATCTACAGTTACCGCATAACCTAATTTTGAAAGCTTTGTTTGAAGATCTGTAACCTTATCACCTGTATCTCCAACTTGAAGCCAGCTTCTATTTTGAATTGGCTGATAGTTTATGGCTGATCCTTGATTATTCAATGAAGTATTTTTTATTTCATCAAAGGGAAACTTATCTCCAGGACATGAAGTATTATATAAAGCTCTATGCGGTTCAATTCGTGATATCTTATACAAATTCATAAGATATTTATTTAACTCAATTCCTGATTGCTTCTGTACTTCTGGCATATCATCTACCATATAATTACCTTCATAGCAAATGCCAAGAGAATTATCATTATATCCATAACATTGAGCACCTTCTGCATTATCAGGACGACCTTTATAAATAGAACCATCTTTTCTTATAAAGTAATGATACCCTACTCCAATCCATCCTCTCTCTTGATGCCACATTTCAATATCCTCAATTGTGCAGACGCAAGCTTCTGCATGGTGTAAAATAAGCATTTGAGGTACATTTGTGAAATTAAATGTACCTTTCCAATTTAGATTTGTTTGAATAATATTCATGTTTCATTCCTCCATTTTTTAATAGTGACTTTTGAATTATATAAAAAAAAGAAGGTTATAAATTATCTCTATAATCTTCTTTCTCTATTCCATCTATTCTTCTATGTGCTGATTTTGTGGATTCTTCAACCCGAATAACTCTTTCTGTAATATCAGATATTTTTCTGTCCTGTGCTCTTATATCTAGCCTAATGTCATCAACTCCTTTGCTAATGTAGTCCAGTTTTGTCTTTACTTCTCCATCTTTTTCTGCATGATCTATTAAATCATTGTCACCGTTTTTCCTAAAGGCTAAGTAACTTATGGTAACACCTGTAAATGCAATTAATACACTGATTGCAACATAATTCATAAAGCACCTCCTTCAATTTTAGTAATTGTTTATGAAGTTTCATTGTGTTCTAATTTTTCAACCTTATTTTCTAAAACTTCTATTTTAGCCTCTAGTTGTTGAATAGCTTTCGATAAATAAGGAATTAATACATCTGGTCTAGGGTTTAATATTTCAGAACCATCTTCTTGTGGAACCGCAAATACAAAATCAGGCTCAATAGCTTGAAGTTCTTGGGCAACATAACCGTGTTTTACAAAAGCTCCTTCTTGCTTCCAATTAAACTGTCTATGTTTAATTTGCATTACTTTAGATAAAGCATCTTCTGTGCTATCATTTATATTCTTTTTCAACTTCATATCCGAAGCCCATATAGTAATACCCCAAGAACCGCTACCATCAGTTGTTGTAACTTGTACATACGTATGAGGACTACCACCAAAAGCTAAATTGGATATACTGTTTCCTGTTACTAAGTAACTACTACCATAGGTGGGCTGGTTACCAACAAAAGTAGCATTTTTTATATTTTGTATACTAACAATAGAAGCAATAAAAGTAAGAGTGCCCTGCCCATTAGTTGAACTTCCAGCACTAGCAATTATTCTAACGTCATAGTCAACATTGTTGCCACTTGAATGAAAATCAATATATGGTGTATCTGTACTACTGGTCTTTCCAATTTCAATACCAGAAGCTGTTGAGGTATTTTGTATAACCACTCCATTTCCTGTGGCAGAACCAGTTGTAGTTAGGTTTATTGTAGGAGCAGTAACTGTTAATCCAGAAGTATGCGAACTTGCTGTTATATAAGTAGATGCATTATTGTTTCCTATTTCTAAAGTAGTAAAATACTGACCTGTTGGATCACAAGCATTAAAATCTAAAAGCGAACTAAAGGTTGATGCTGTCATATAAGTTCCATATCCTGCTCCAACTGAGCCCCCACTATAATCTCTATATATACCCATAACATTGTCCTGAAGAACTGCATGATTATTAGCAGAATTTGTTTGTATCTGGCAACCAGTAATGGTACCTCCGCTTATTCTATCACCTGATATTGAACCTGCTTGAATTTGTGAAGCAGTGATAGTATTTGTTGCTATCTGTGAAGATGTAATGGTGTTTGCAGCAATTTGAGCTGCGGTAATCGTATTTGCGACTATATTTCCAGCTGTTATGGTATTGGCTGCTATTTGAGTTCCAGTAATAGTGGCTGATGCAATCTGAGCTGCTGTTATCGTGTTTGCCACAAGCTTACTTCCTGTAATAGTTCCTGCTGCTATTGCTGATGCTCCTATGGCATTTGCTGCTATAGCATTAGCTGTTACCGAATTTACTGAGAGTGCATTAGCTGTTACTGAATTAGCCGCTAGCTGTGATGAGGTAACACAATTAGCTGACAATTGAGTTGTTGTAATACAATTAGCTGCAAGGGCATTAGTTAAAACACTACCAGGAACTAATAAATCTCCATCTAAAACTGTTGCCGTTGGAACAGTTAAATGTATCCCACTCTTATTCAAAAATACTAAACAATCTGCATCCGTTAAGCTTGGAAAAGTGTTGCTTACTACTAATTGTGTAGGGGATGTATGCAGCCAATAAACATACATATAATTTGTATATCCATCTGCTATTGCATAGGTCGTTCCCTGGTACTGCATATGAAGACCTGACCATTGTATACAACCTGCACTGGGTGTGTTATCTGAAATTGTATACATCTATATAATCCTCCTTAGTAAAGCAAATGTTGTGCTAAATTTAAATTTGAGGACGCTACAGCTCCAGCTCCAATTTGAGAACTTCCTACTGCTCCAGCTGCAATATTTGCCGCTTGTACTGCATTTGATCCAAGTGCTGTATTTGTTACTGCACCTGCTGCTAATGCAGTGCTACCTACTGCACCAGAAGCAATATTAGTACTTTGTACAGCATTTGCTGCTATTGCTGCATTCGTTACAGCTCCAGAGGCTATATTACCACTACCTACTGCCCCATTTGCTAATAAAGCACCAGTGATTGCACTATTTGCGATATTTGCTGTAGCAACAGCACCAGTGCCTATTTGTGTTCCTGTAACAGTTCCACTTGCAATAGTTAGACCGTGTGTAGCCCTACCATCACCAATATTCATAGTATGTGTTCCCCCAACATTAACACAAATAATTACGTCATCATCAGTAAGTGTTGGGAATGTATTACTTGTCTGAAATACAGTATTAGGTGTAGCAGAATATTTCCACCAGACATAAGTTGAGCTTGTATTACCATCTGTTATAGCTACATTTACACCTTTGTAGACCACATTACAGCCTGTCCATTTAACATAACCAGCACTTGGCGAGTTATCCGTAATAACAAAACCATCAAGTATAGGGCTAGCTAAATTTAAGTCTCTCGAGTTTACTTTACTTCTTAATCCTGTATTTGCACCTATTCCTACATCCATTAGCGTTTCAATTCTATATTCGATATCCTTTAAAACACTGGCAAAACCATTTATAAACGCATCATTTACTGCTTTTTCAATGCTGCGTGATAATTTTGTGTTTTTCTTTTCAACTCTTTTTGACATACTTAATATACCTCCATATAAAATAACAAGTTTTAATACATTAAATGTGATGACCAATTTAATTGAGATTCCTTTATAGTACCAGCAGCTATTAAATCTCCTGTTATAGTACCTGGTGCAATCTTATCTGCTGAAATACACCCACTTGCTATATTTACAGCTTCTACTGCATTTTCTGCAATATTATTACTTTGTATTGTGCCATCTGCAATTTGATTTCCATTAATTTGTCCCACAGTAATATTAACTGCGTGTAGATTAACAACATCAATTTCTCCTGCATCAATAGTTCCAGCTGTTATTTTATTAGCTGTTAAACTAACTATTTTAGCATCAGTTATACTTCCATCAGCTACTTGTTCTGTATCAACTGCTCCAGTTCCTATTAGTGCTGTTGTTATAGATTCCGCTTGAATATTTGCAGTGCCAATTGCAGCATTTTGTATCTGGGCATTACCTATTGCTGCATCTGTTATTTTAGCCTGTGTTATTTGTGCATCTCCAATTTTTGCTGTAACAATAGCACCATCTTGAATATTAGCTGTGCTTATAGACGCATCCTGTATCTCAGCATTACCAATACTAACATTTTGAACTTGGGAAAAATCCACACTATCTATAGTTGAACCATCTATACTACTTCCATCACCGTTGGTTACTGCATCTACTGAATCAGCCGCATCCATAAGCTGAATATTCATATCCTGTAGCATTTGTAATCTGTTATTAAGCTGCACTTCATTTTTTTCAGGCTCTAATAAATATTCTGTTGATTTTACTATTCTTACAATATCTTTTATACCTTTAATATTATCTATAAGTGTAATAGTGTCACCTAAACTGTATTCTAATATTGAATACTTACTACTGCTGCAATTTGCAAGGTCTATAATCTTAGCATTATAAGCCACGACAGGTTTTGAATATACATTTAATCTGTAAACACTATCATCCTTTAAAGCCTCTGGATCTGTATATTGTTTTGTTCTCCAGTATCCAGTAATTATCTTGCTTGAATACTCATGATTATCAATATAGTTTAAGCCATTGTTAACACTTGTTATATCAAGATTTTTTGCACCTAAAGGAATTAATCTAGTAATAAAATCATAAGAAGTCCCTTGAACTGTTAGTTCTTTCAAATTAAGCTCATCAATAAAATAAACTCCCTTATCTGAACCCATTTCACTATATAAATTAACTTTCTTGTTAATGGCATCAAACCATATATCACAAAGCCATATGTTTGTTATCTCTTTTAAAATATCAACAGCATTTTTATATTTGAGCGCTATATGTCTTATCTTTGTAACATCACAGTTTCCAACAGTCCATCCTGTTCCAGCTATAGCTAAATTTACAGTATTAAGCAGTGAATCATTCACTTCAAAATCATCAAACTGTTTACCATATAAATCATCTGTATTTACCCTGCAAATAACTTCTGTCCAGTTAACATTTGGATTTACTTCTTTTATTACGTATTCATTAGACTTTGTTCGTATAAATCCTTCATTCTTAATTAAAGAACATTTATTATCTGATTGAGGGTAAGAAAAAGAGAGGGTTTCAATTCCTGAAAGCTCTCTCTCCAATTTAATATCTTTTGCATTTTGCAGCAATTCAATTTTATTATGGTTTACGTCAAATAGCTGTAGCATTTAACCACCCCTATCTTATTTTCATTCATCTTTTAATTCCTTTCCTTCAAAAAATTAAATAAGAGCCTTTATTTTAGACTCTATATCCACCTAGGTTTATATTGAATTTGAATAGTACAATTAGATGCACTTGTAGTTATTGTATTTGCTCCTGGCTTAAGAGAAGGAAATTCCCACATGTCAGTATCACCAAATTTGTTAATGCCATTTTCAGTAATCAAACATTGTTCTCCATCAATTATTATTGGTACATTAGCATGTAGATTATTAATTGTTATATTGCCTTCTCCAAATCCCGTCAAGGTTAAACTTATAGTGTTTATAGGAACCGTTACTGTTACTATGGCATCTGTTTCAATATTTCCATCAACATTAATTAGTTGTGTAGTTACATTACTCATTGTCACTGTCAAAGAAGGCTTATACGCATATCCTGATTGCAATTGAGCTGTAAAAACCTGCTGCAATCCATTGTATTTCTGTGTTTTACTTGGACTTTGCTGGACAGCATCATAAGTACAGTCATACATAAATTCACTATTATCAGGCTGTATTGCACATCTTTTTAAGCTAGAGGCAAGATTGCTTATATTTTCAGTAACACTTTGTTTTGAATCCCCTCTAAAGAAAAACTTACAGGTTATTAATTTATATGTCTCTTTATAACCTACAGCTGTTGGGGCATTCGCTTTTCTTAGCCACTCATCATAAGTGGTAATTTGTGCAATCTGTATATCAATATCGCAACCTATAATTCCATAGGTAGAATGATGAAGTCCATTGATAAACATTAAAAACTCCTCCTTTGAGTCAGCAAAACAGCTTGATTCATAAAGTAGTCAATATCCTGTTTATTATTAAAACCATAATTACCATTAAAATTAATAATATTGGTTCCTGCACTCTGGGAAGCTGTGCCTGCAATCATAGCAGGAGATTGAGCCACTAAGTTTAAATTTGTTGACAATCCATTTACTGCATTAAGTGCATTATTAAGCGAACTTTGAGGTATACTTATTGGTTGACTAATAACACTCGCTATGTTCGACATAGTATTTGTTATCATATCACTATTATTTTTAAGTCCTTCATTTAGTCCTTGAACTGTAAATCCACCCAGTTCCATCATAACTCTTGAAGGGGAATGAATTCCTAAAGCACTTTTAAAGTTAGAAGCAATACTATTGGCAATATTACCAACAGCACTAAATAAACCTCCAGCAGCACCTTTTAGACCATCGATAACTCCATCAATTATATCCCTTCCCCAATTTAGAGCATCTCTTGCTACATTTCCTATAAGGCTTCCTAAATCATGCCATACATTAACAAATATATTCTTAAAATCACTCCACGCCTGCCTCCAGTTGCCTGTCAAAATATCTAAACCTACCCTAATAACTCCACTAATTATATCCCATGCTGTTCTAATTACTCCTGTTATAGTATCCCAAGCAAACTTTAGCTCATCTTTAATAGAATTCCATGCACTACTCCAAGAACCTTTTATAAAACCAAGTGCAGTTGAAATTGTAGTGTATAGAACAGCTACTGCAGGAGCCAAGACAACTTTCATTACATTCCACACTTCAATGAAAACCTGCTTGATTTCTGGCCACACTTGATTCCAAAAACTTTGCAGAGAACTTACTGCGGCTGTTATAGTAGGGTTAATATAATTCCATACACCTGTTACTACTTGCTTTATTTCATTCCAAACACCAGTAAATGTTTGACTTATACTCTTCCATATTTGTTCAAATATCTGTTTAAACTGATTAAAACTTGTAGGCAGCGTAGTCCCAAAATGCTCTACTACCCAAGCTTTTATAGTACTCCAATTTGCTATTATTGCACCAACTCCTGCTACTATTCCAATTACTAAAGCACCCCAAGGATTAGTTACAAGTCCAAATGCTCCTTTGGCAATATTCATTAATCCTTCAATAGAAAATGCCTGCTTGAACCCTCCTAATATTTGTGGAGCTTTTGTTACTATGGTTGAACCGAGTCCTGTAAAAGCAGTTTTTACTCCTGTAAATAATTCAGGTATTTTTGTAAATGGATTAGTTATCTTTGTAACTATATTCCCAAAGGAGATACCCCTAATTAATTCTGGTAATCCTTTTACTCCATCTATAAATATTTTATATGGTCCAGTAATTACTGTTGACATTGCACTTCCAACTTCTTTAAGACCTCCTGTTAAACCTTCAAATGATCCAAATGGAATATCTTTAAAGCTTAAATTTGTTGCAAAATCCTTAATTCCTTTGATTGCATTTTTAGTTGTATCGCCACCAACAAAGTCCATTAATCCTGCATATTTATTGTGTACTCCTGTTAGTATTGATTCCACAGGTCCGAAAAATAAAAAAGCCCCAGCCAAACCTTCTATTATAGTTTTGGATGCAGCTCCATACTCAGATATTAAATTAAATAATGTTCTTATAATAGGCATTAAAGTTGAGCCTATGCTTTTCCCAGCATCTATTAAGTTATTTGCAAACTGTTTAATATCTGCTTGATGACTATTAATATTTTGTGCAAGGTTTGTAAATGCACTCATTAGTGGAGGTATAAGTGCTTGTGTTACTGGCATTAGAGCATTTGCAAAAGTCATTCCTAGTTGTTTAGTTTCTATTTTTAATACTTGCAGTTGTTCCTCTGTTTCATGTGCTTCTTTAGGATCTATTCCTATACCTTTAACTTGACTTGCAGCTTGTTTAGCTTCTGTATATTGTTCAAGTAAGGGTATTAACTGTTGACCTTTTGTTCCAAGAACCTCTGAAGTAAAAGCTTCATCATTACCTGCTTCACTTGCCTTTTTATATGCTTCTGATAATACCTCCAGTTGATCTGGTAAAGGTAACAGCTTACCATGTGCATCTGTAAGCTTTATTCCAAATTCCTCTAAGGATTTTGTTGTTGCATTTCCTTTTGTTCCAGCACTTTCAACAGCTTTATCAAGCTTTGACATAGTTGATATAAATGGCTGAGTATCTGTATCTGTTATGCTAAATATTTTACTCATTTGAGAAGCTTCTTGAGTAGTTACGTGCAATTTTTCTGATAATTCATATGTAGCATTACCTGCCTCAACAGCTTTGTCCGTTAGTTCAAATAAACCAGCTCCACCTGCAGCTATTCCTGCTAAAGTATAAAAACTATTTTTCAGACCATCTAAAAACCCACTCATTTTCTCGTGAACTGTCTGAGTAACCCCTGATAATTTATCCCATCCAGACGATTGTTCATCAATCTTTGAATTAGTATCTTCAAGTTCATTTTTAGTTTTATTCATCTGAGTTTGTGCATTTAATAATCTAATTTGCATATTTTCTGCTGCTTTGCTATCTTCACCTTGTGCTACTACTAGCTTTTCATAAGCCTCTTGCAGTGTTTCAACTTTTTCTTTCTGTAATTCAAATTGTTCACTAAGCATTTCTGATTTTAGTCCCAAACTAGCTGTATCATTACCAAAGCCATTTACACTGCTACTTGCTTCTCTAAATTGAGCCTGAGCTACTACTAATTGTCTATTTATATCACTGATAGCGGTATTAAAGCCTGTACTATCAAGACTTACCTTCGCATTTATTCCTATATCTTCTGCCATAACTTCACCTGCCTCTATAAAACCTGATCAATATATGCTGTTTCATGAGAATTATTTTTGTAACCTATCATTTTAAAATAATAAAAGATGTCCATCTCATCAATTTGACTTAATGTCCATCCTTTATCAAACAAAATACAGTAAATCTCAAGCATAAAATCTTCTGGAGAAAGTGTATTATCTATATCACCTTCTCCATCTATGCGTTTGGGTTTAATTCTTTTGCCGCCTCATTTAATCCACCAATTATCTCTTGTATACATTTATTTGTGGTTAAAAGAATCTCTTTAGGCGAAATTCCATCCAATAGTTCATCCCTTGTAAACTGCTTTCCATACAAATCAACTATATAATCAGCCATTTCATCAAGTAGTGTTTCTTCATCTAGATTAGGATTGTTCATTTTCTTTTGTACTGCAAAAGAATTTTTTAATTTTCTTGATGAAATAAATGGTGTAGCAAAAGACCTTTCTTTCATTTCGGGAACATCTATTCCATTTTCATCTGTTGTCGTGTTTCCTGTTGGAAATTTTAATGTTAATATCATGTTCTAGCCTCCTCGTGTAATTAGTTACAAAATTAAAAACACTGTAAAATTCTTTTGAATAATACAGTGTTTCATAAAATATTTTATTTTTTATCTTTACTTCGTCTAATAAGAAAATTGTATTCTAAAATGAAATTTATTTTTCCCCACGTGCATATAAAACGAACATTGTAGCAGTTATACCTTCTATTTCTTTAATTTCTCCAAGTTTTTGAAAAACTTCTGTTTTAAAATTCTCCATCTTATCTTTTGGAATCATTTCAAGTATTTTTATAGAACCATGAGTCCAAAGTTTGTCCCACCAGTCTTGCTCATCTTTATATGTGAAAACTTTTTCTTCACTTATAACCCGTATGTTTTTAAAGCCAGCTTCGCTTAAAATTTTATATAAACCTTCTTCGGTATCAAATTCTGGGCTATCCTCCTCTTGATGTTTATCTTTAAGTCCTGGTAAATATTTTTCAATTAGCTCATCTAACCACACAAATTTTTTATCTTTTTTTCTTAAAAATGTAGTGAATGAAAATCTACCATTATTTTTTAGAACTCTCATGAATTCAGCTATGGCAATTTTGTAATTGGGAAAGAAGAATATTCCAAATCCACATATTATATGGTCAAAGCTTCCATTTTTAAACTCTAGTTTCTCAGCATCCATTACAATTACATCAGCATTTTTCACACCTCTGTGTTGTATTTCTAAATTAATTTCATTAATCATTCCTTCTGCTATATCAATACCTATAACCTTACCACTAGCCCCAACTTTCTCTGTTGAAGAAAAAAGTGATGCTCCTTTTCCTGCTGCAGCATCCAGTACTTCTTCGCCTTCCTTTATACCTGCAAATCCAACCAATCTTTGCCCAAAGTATGCAAAAAATCTTGGTTCACTACCATCAAAAACTGCTGATACCTTATTAAATAAATCAGTTATGTCTTTTTTGATTTCTATACTTTTGTTTTCCATAAATAT